GAGTACGGCGTCAATGAAGGTTTTCCCGTTCTTATCCTTAATATTTCCCGGGATGCTCTGGAATGGCCCGAAACAAGGGAGCTTATGAAATTCTTTAACTTTCCTATAGAAACAAACAGGCTGGTTCTTTCCGGTCATATCAAGGATGACCGACCCGGTTTTCTCCTGGTTGAAACGCGTTCGCTATTAGGATCCATGTTTTACCTTTCCCAATCGGTAGAAGTCCCGTTGAAAGATGAGGAACAGGACGCATGGGTTATCAGTAGTGCGCCACGGCGGGCGACCCGAAAGCGGCTGCGGAGCTTTGGGGCCAGCATCGTATTGCTGCTACCGACGCAGGAACAATGCCATCAACGGGCTACCGAAGATAAGAGGCCGCAGGAATGCCACGATGCCATTGACGAGTGGTTTGCAGCGTATGAGCCTGACGAGGACATGAATGCCACCACACAAGGAGATAGGATTATGGATGCACGATTTGAGCCGCAGATGTTCAATTCGACACTTTGGGCGATTCACCAGCCAGCGTTGGAGGCGGCCGCGATGCGCTTGCGAGCCGGGCGCGAAGCGGAACCGCAGACCGCCCGCACGCCACACCGGCAGGGTGCCGTCGCTGTGTTGCCGATCCAGGGGGCCATGAGACAGAAGGGATCGGCGGGCATGTATGACATGCTGTTCGGCGGGAGCGCCAGCACCGAGCGCATCGGCGACGCCATCCGGCAACTGGTGAATGATGAGGCGGTGGGCTCGATTGTCCTAGACATCGACTCGCCCGGCGGTGAGGTCTACGGCGTGCAGGAGTTGGGCGACGTGATCTACGCGGCGCGGGCCAGCAAGCCCATCGTCGCCGTGGCGAATAGCGAAACGTTCAGCGCTGCGTACTGGATTGGCTCGCAGGCGAGCGAATTGGTCGTGACGCCGGGCGGCGAAGTGGGCAGCATCGGCGTGTGGACCATGCACGTCGATGTTTCCGCGTGGAACCAGGAGGCCGGGATCGACATTTCGTACATCTCAGCGGGCAAGTATAAGGTGGCGGGGAACATGGACGAGCCGCTGAGCGATGAAGTACGAGGGTTGATGCAGGCGGACATTGACAGGTACTACGATATGTTCGTAAAGACCGTGGCTCGTGGACGAAACGTGAAGGCTGCGGAAGTGCGAGGCGGTTTTGGCGAGGGCTGGATCGTCGGCGCGAAGGAAGCGGTGTCGTTGGGCATGGCGGATCGTGTGGGCACGCTGCAGGAGACGATTGCACGGATGGCGGGCAACCGCCGTCCGGCGGGGGTGCGCGGCGAGGCGCTGTCGGATGCCGACGATCTCGATTTGCGAAAGCGGCGGGCGCGGCTGGTACGCAGCGCTTGACAGCAAGCCTATGCACGTCTTAAGATACTAGTCAGACATTAGTGGCCCCACCGTAGAGGCTCCGTCGAGACCCGAGCGGCAGGGGTGACACGGTAAGCGCGAATCTGTCGATGACGCGCCCCGTACCACGGAAGAGTGGTGCGCGGGCGCGTTTTGCTGTTCCGGGCACCAGATGAAGGAGCAGCGTATGAACGAGCGCATTGCCGCACTGAACAAGGAGCGCATCGCCCTCCATCAGGAGGCGGGCGCGGCTATCGAGAAGGCCGAGGCGGAAGAGCGCGGCCTGACACCAGAGGAACGCGAACGAGACGACGTGATCGCTGAACGCATCGGGGAGATCGATGCGGAGATCACGACACTGACGCGCCACGCCGAGCGCGAGCGCGGGTACAAGGAAGCGCAAGGCCGGGCGGTCCGCGATGCGGTCGAGGGTGCACGAACGCCACAGGGCGAGAACGACGATACCGAGCGCCAGACAGATGCGCCGACGCCGTTCCGCCACTTCGGCGAGCAACTGGCCGCCGTCGCCGCAGCCGCGCAACAGCCGCACGCGACCGACGAACGCCTGTTGCAGATTCAGGCCGCGACGGGTGCCAGCGAGACGGTCGGCAGCGAGGGTGGCTTTCTGGTTCAGCAGGACTTCCAGGCCGGCCTGCTGCGCTTGGTACACCAAACGGGCGTACTGAAAGCGCGGTGTGACAACACCGGCATTGGGGCAAACAGCAACGGCCTGAAGATCAACGCGGTGGACGAAACCAGCCGCGTGGACGGTAGCCGCCAGGGCGGCATCCTTGCGTACTGGACATCAGAAGCGGGCACGCTCACCAAAAGCAAGCCGACGTACCGCCAGATGGAGCTGTCGTTGAACAAGCTCACGGGCTTGTACTACGCAACGGACGAGCTCCTGATGGACACGTCTGCGCTGGGCCAGGAGATTTCCAGCGCTTTCGCCGAAGAGTTCGGCTTCAAGATTGACGATGCGATCATGCGCGGCAGCGGCTCCGGACAACCGCTCGGCATCATCGGCCATGCGGGCACGGTCAGCATCGCCAAGGAGACGGGCCAGACGGCGGCGACGATCATGAAGAAAAACATCGAGAAGATGTACGCTCGGATGTGGGCGCCGTCAGTGGCGCGGGCCGAGTGGTTCATCAACCAGGACTGCTGGCCGCAACTGTTCGAGCTTTCGCAAACCGTCGGCGTCGGCGGGGTGCCGGTATTCCTGCCGTCGAACAGCATGGCAGCGGCCCCGTTCGGGACGTTGCTTGGGCGGCCCATTCAGCCCATCGAACAGTGTTCGACCCTGGGCACCGTCGGCGACATCGTGTTTGCCGACTTCAGCCAGTACAAGACGATCGACAAGGGCGGCATTGACGCCGCCACGTCCATTCACGTCCAGTTCTTGACCGACGAGCTAACCTTCCGCTTCATCTTGCGGATGGACGGCCAGCCGAAGCGCAACGCGGCGCTGACGCCCTACAAGGGCACGAACACGCTCAGCTCATTCATTACCCTGGCCACGCGGTCATAGCGCCGGACGGGAGAAAGGACAACAACAATGCAACTGATGATGGAACAACTCAGGTTCGCGAAGGGGAAAGACCCCATCGCCGATGCGTTTGCTGGCACCGTATACAGCGATGTCTATTCGCTGCGCGGCTACGGCAATATCCTGTTCGTGATTTACGTTGGCGTTGGCGCGACCGGCACATCGACCATCACGGTCGAGGCGTGCGACGATGTGACGCCATCGAACCAGACGGCGATTGTGTTCTGGTATCGCGAGATCACGGCGACGGACGTTGAGGGCGCGATCACGAAGGCAGCGGCCACGGGCTTTACCACGACGGCAGGGTCGAGCAAGATCGTGCTGGTCGAGGCCAGGGCGCAGGATGTCGCGGCGGCTTCGGTCAACAGCGCCTACAATAACCACTTTGTGCGGATGGCCGCAGTGGAATCGGTCGATTCAGCAGTCCTCGGCGGCTACCATGCGGTGCTCGGCGGACAGCCCGGCAGGTACATCGAGGACGTGAAGGCCACGGTACTCGCCTAACGTAGAGCAGGGCTAAAGGAGGAACACATGGGAGATTACGATCAGGGCCTTGCGATGCGGGACATCGTGCTCGGCAAAAAGGTAGACCGGGCCACGGCGACCTTGCCACAGACAGCGGCAGCGGCGATCTACACCATTTCCGGTGGGCGGGTGCTGCTGACGCAGATCGTCGGCGAGGTCACTGTCATCATCCAGACCCAGGCGAACAACACGAAACTGACAGCCAATCCTACAACCGGCACGGCGGTAGACATCTGCGCGGTGCTGAGCATCACGGCGGATGAGGTCGGGACGCTGTACGGCATCACGGGACTCAACACGGATGCGATGATCGGGATCAATGCGGGTGCATTGCCAGCGCAGACGCGCGGGGTAATCCTGCCTGCCGGGACGTTGGACCTCGACTGCGCGGCCTCGAACACGGGGTCGGTGAAATGGTCGCTGTTCTACATCCCGATTGACGACGGCGCATCCGTCGCAGCGGCCTAACGAGGCCAGGAACAGGAGTGAGAGTATGGGCCAAGTAACAGTAGGGCCGCAGGCACTAGCGGATGGCAATACCACGGAGGGACGCGCCGCCCGGACGGGCGAGCGTATCGTCTCCCAGGCACATGCGCCGCTCTACGA